TGTGGTGGAATATTACCTACGTTAATGTAGAAAATACGTTTTTCTGGGGCGCGAGCAATTCTGTGGATAAGCATCGCGTCTTCCATTAACACATATTGTTTAAATAAACGACGAGCTGGTTCTAAGTAAGAACGACCATAAGGAAGATAGTTAACATCTGTAATCAAACGGAAGTGAGCTATCTCATAGTTATCAAATTTAATAGAATTAGCTGTATCTATATTTTGGTTTGGAGTTGCATAATAACCTGAACCTCCTGTAAAATATCCATCTGGGTTATAGAGGAATTCTACTTTAGATGGATTTTTAGGGTCAAAATTTTCTTTTCTTTGAATGTGATACGCTGTATAAGGAATTACATTATAAACACCAAATTTTTCAGCAATTTCTAATTTGATAAAGAAATCACCATACTTACACATTTGACGAATCCAAGACCAAAGATTAAATTCGATATTTAAAACATCATAGAATAAGTTATATAGGGTCTTTTGAATGTCTTCATCACTACTTCTAATTTGAAGTACTTCATTCATGTCATTCTTTAAAGTACACTCGTCGGCCACAATATCTAGAGCAGAAGCAATAATTGCATCTGTATCCATTTGGTCGTAATCACCATATAGATAAGTTCTATAATACTGATAATTAAGGTTAAATTGTTGTGCTAAAAGAGATGTAGCAGCGGGGTTGGTGTAGATTTTTCCAAATCTATCTACTACGGAGTTAGTTTGGAACTCACCTGTGGTTTGGATTCTATCCGGGTCAATAACTTTTAATTGACCTTCTCCTTCACTACGGATAATAACGTCTGTAGAGAATAATCGTCTTAACCTTGAGAATATATCAGTTTGTGCCATATCTAATAAATATTATAATAACCATCTTAAGTCCTCATTTTGCCCATTTACTTTATGGGTATAAGGATTTTCAATTTGACGGCCGTATGCAAAATGTGGTTGGTCTCTTCTTTGGATATTATTAAGAGCGCTACGAGTTAAATCTAAATTTTGTTGTTGGAATTTTAGTGAAGTGTCTCTTAAGAACATCCCAATTCCAAATGGCATAACTAAATCATCATTGTAACCTGTTTGGGCTTCAGGACGACCATTTTTCCAAACAAATACTTTCATTTCTTCAAGTAAACGTTTAGAACGAATAGTTACGCTTTTATCTCCTACGAACTCTCTAAATTTATTAACTACTAATGGTCTAGTTCTCATTGACATAGTGAATCCAGGAACCATATTTGAATCATTCTCATATGTTTTAAGATACGACTCAGCTGTCAATTGATCACTCTTAGGTGAGTGATATAGATTTCTATATCCTCTTTCTATTACAGCTTCAATAGTTGCCCAACCGATAGAAGCATTTTCAATTACTAATAAAGCATTATTATATTCAGTAGCAATAGATACTAAAAGAAAACCAAATTCTCTTGTGGGTAATTGACCTTTAAATTCTGCTACTTGAATGTTAGTTGCAATATCAATTACGTGGAATGTTGAAAAGTCTTTACCATCCCCTCTAGCTACGTCAGCTAATACCATATAGTCTCTTGAGTAATCAGCTGGTTCCCAAACCCATAAATTTCTGTCTGTACCTCGTCTTTCAACAGGTTCTTTAATAGTAGTTTGACTTATAAATTCTAACCATTCAGAATAGAAAACAGTATCACCTGAGGTGCTAAAATCACAGTCACATTCTTGTGCTGCTGCTCTAGGGTCACCTAGTAATTCGTCTTGTTTTTTTCTCCATTCCTCATCCCTCTCTGGGTGGACATACCATGGTAATTTGATAGGTAAAAAGTCGTTCTCCTGTGCTTCCGCTCTCACCCATGTCTGATGAAACCAGTTTCCAGTTCCATATGGTGTTGAAAGTACTATTGCTCCACCACCGGTGGCAAGTGTTTGTTGTGCTGATGCCCATGTTTCTGCTATGTTATCGATGAAGGCAGCCTCGTCAATTATTAGTAAAGATACTGCTTCTGAACGTGCTGCGTCAGTATTAGAGGATTTTGCTTTAATTAGAGAACCGTTTGCTAATCTTAAACTTAAACGGTTGTTTTCTATTTCTTTTACTTTAAGCCAAGAAGGTAAGTTATCATACATAAAACGAACCTTGGTAACCATGTTTTTAGCTGTCTCCTGAGTAGTAGCGAGACATAACACGTTTTTGTCTTTATGGAAAGTCATTAACCATAAAGAGTAACTAGCAGCTAGAGTTGAAATACCTAACTGTCTAGATTTTAAAACAACAGAATATGGGTTATCCTTCCATAAATGGAGTACTTTTTCCTGGAATGGGTAAAGATTAAATGTTATTCTACCACGTTGTGGGTGTTGAATGTAACAGTATTTACGCATAAAGTGGCCTGGGTCTTGGGCACACTTAATATATTCCTGTTGGATTATTTTCCTTAAGTCCTGATCACTCATAATATTATAACTGGAGCACTGTGAATATAGCAATCATACCACTGCCAAATCCTACTAATGCACCATTCCAAAACTTAGCTTTTTTAGCTTGCTTTAAAGCTTTCACTTCACTATCTCTTAATTTAATTATTTCACCTAAATTAGTTATTTCAATATCTTTATTTTGAATAAGATTACTTAGGTTTGTTATTTCCTCTTGATAAAGTTTTACTTTAGTTTCAGTAGCAAATAATTTTTCTTGGCTATATTGAAGTTCAAGTTTACAATCGTTATACTTTGTTATAGCATTTATAACAGTAGAACGAGGGACTGAAACTAGAGGTTCAGTTGAAGAGCTTTGTGAAAGCGCCGGAAAGCTCAGCGTCAGACATAGCATTAAGCTTAGCAGTATTTTGTGCATTTTGTTTCTTTAATTTAGCTAGTTCAATGTCTTTTTTAGCTATTTGTTTATCTATATCAGCAATTTGTTTTTCAATTGCTTTATTTATATCTAAAATAGAATCATTTGAATTATGTAACTTTCCTATTTGTTGTTCATATTTTTCTTCTTGTTCCTTAAGTAGTCTATAATATTCTTTTTTATAAGAGTTACTTAAAAATAAGTGTTGAAAAATCATACCCCCTAATAATAAAGCTATTATTAAGATTTGTGGGTTTTTTTTAACCCAGTTTATTAATAAGTTCAATGTTATAATTTTATCGTCTAACTTTTTTAGAAACAATTTTATCACGAGTAGCGATTAATTGTTTTCTTAAATTACTCTTAGTTCTAATATCATCCATAAAGGCTGTTTCTTCTTCTGAGTAATTTTTAATATTACCTTTAGCAGCGATTTCTTTAGCTTTAGGTAATTTAGTCTCTAACTCACTATTAATAGCCTTTAATTGTGCTTCCACAGCATCTAGGTCTGTAGTATTAATAGTACTTATAGGTTGGGCTGAACGAGCAGCTTTAACGGCTCTTTTAATAAGTGATTTACTAGGATCTTTACCAGATATAGATACATCACCACTCATTGTGTAAGCTAAAGCATCACTTGGTTTACTTGAACCCTTAGGGCGACCTTTTTTACCTGGTTCTCTTGGTTCTTTAGGACCAGCTGCTCCTTTTTTACCAGCTGCTATATCAATAAATGCTGCTAAGTCTTTTTCTAGAACTTCTCTAGACTTAGGGTTATTGAATGTAGCTATATCTTTACCAGTTGCTGAGGCTAATTCTTTATAATCTACTTCACCTTTAGTTTTTAGTAGGTCTAATGTGTTATATAGAGCTGAACCTTCTCTGAATTTAGCTTGAGCAGCAGCTATTGCTTTTTTAGCCTCATCTTTCACTTCATCTTTAACCTTATAGAAGGTTGCCATTTCATTTAGAGCTTCATCCTCTTGAAGATTTACAGTACCTCCTGATCTTAAAGTTTTAATAAGAGATTCTTTGTCTTTAGATTTTTGATAATTTGGATCTTGCTGTAGTGAAGGTACTGCTTCTTGGCCTGAGTAGGCTGTAAGTTCATTCACTATCATCTCACGAATAGTATTTTTTAATTCAGATAATTTCATCTTTAATAAATTATGGTTTTCTTATAAATATTATAGACCTAGCTGAAATTTAAGCTGTTCAATACGTTGTTCAGTAGTTCCTTCCAATATGCCATAATTCTGGATAAGTAAACTTCTATTTTTAAGAAAATTAGTGATAATAAAATCTATTAGATTACGATATTCAACATCTGTTTCTCGAACACCATTATCTTCCATATCAACTCCTTCAGGAGATACATAAAAAATATATTCATATTCTTTAATTAACAATGTAGCTACTTGTTCAAAATCATATATTTCACTA